AAGTCTTCCGCAGGAGCACTCTGGAACGTGTCCTCGTGGCCCCCAAAGCCGTTGTGCTGCGTGTCGGAGACCTTGTTCAGCTGGGAGATACCGCACCGTACACCGTCCTACAGCGCATGGATCTGGAATTCTACAAGAATGAATACGTGCTTGAACGCCGGGAGGATGTCTGATGCAGTCTCTGGAAATAGACGGTCTGAAGGAAGTCATCCAGACGCTGGAAACCACGCCGGAAGTCATCCGGCAGGCTCGGGCAGAGTTCTTTGATGAGGCTGGCGAGGTGCTGCTGGAAGCCGTTCAGCGGCACATCGGTGGTAGCGGCCGTGTTGCCGGCGTACAGGAGTCACACGTTGGTAGCGGGAAAGGCTATGTGGCCGTCCGGCCTATGGCAAAGACTAATCTGGATGGCTACGCAGCGGGTTATATTACCAATGCGCTGGAAAACGGCCATGCTGTAAGACCTGCCTCCGGAAAAGCCAAAAAGAAACGGCAATCCCGGGCAAAGGCGAACCGTGTCCAGGGTAAATATATGTACCGCAACACCGGCCAGCAGGAAGCGAAACGTGCCGCCGAAGAGGGTACTCGTATCATCGAGGCCAAGATACTTGCCCACATGGAGGGAAGAAGCGTATGACCAAAACCGAGATCCTGGACGCCATCAATCTGCTGTTGGTGTCTAAATGGCCTGACCGCACGGTTTATGTGGACGTATGCCCATTAGACTTCAACCGCCCTTCCTTCTGGCTTACGGTGGAGAAATACGATCTGACTGACGGCAATCGCTTTCTGATCCGTCATGACCTGCAGATCCGCCTGACGCTTTATGATGAGCTGGACGAGCACTACGATGCGTCCTGGTACCGGCTTTCCCAGGAGACGGACGCAGTCACGGAGCTGCTCATTCGGGGCTGGATGGTAGGCCACCGGCATCTGAAGCCGCTTTTGAAGGTGCTGCCCCGGGACCCAGACCGGGCGTATGTGCAAATCAATCTGTCCTGGATGGACAACCGCCCCGGGCTCGATACCGGAGCATCCACCCCCGCCGCAGACGCTTATTCCGTCACGGTTCGGGGAGACATCAACTGAGAGGAGCGATACAATGGGACTTCCCGAACTTACTTTTTCTCTGAAAAAGGCTGCTGACAATGTGGCCACGCGCGTGTCCTCCGGCATCGTTGCCATGATTCTGCGTGATGCCAAGGCCAACGGCCTTCATACCATCAACCGCGAAAGCGACATCCCCAGCGAGCTGGGTGCTGCCAACATTGCCGCCATCAAGCGCGCGATGCTGGGCTACATTACCAAGCCGACCACGCTCTATGTTAGCGTGATCGGTGCAGATGCCGACATCAAAACTGGCTTTCAGGCTCTGGCCGTTCACAGTTACGATTATCTGGTCGGCCCCGTGGACATTGCCTCTGCTGACGCGACCGCTCTGGCCGCACAGGTCAAGGCGCAGCGGACAAAGCGCTATGTGGGCAAGGTGATCCTTCCTAACGTGGCCGCCGATGATGAAGGCGTGATCAACTTTGTTTCGAGCGGCATCAAGGTCGGCGAGGGGACATTCACGGCCGCCCAGTACGCCGGCCGCATCGCCGGCGTTCTGGCAGGCACGCCTGCTTATTGCAGCGCCACCTATGCGGCTCTGCCGGAGGTGACCGGTGTGGATACGTTGGCAGATCCCGACAGTGCTGTGGACGCCGGCAAACTGTTTCTGATCGACGATGGCCGACAGGTGAAGCTGAGCCGTGCGGTAACGAGTAAGACCACTCTGGCCGAGGATGATCCTGACATGCTGAAGAAGATTAAGCTCGTGGCTGCGCTGGATCTGATCCGCTATTATGCCATCACCACCGTTGAGGACGAATATCTGGGCAAGTGCGCCAACACCTATGACAACAAGTGCATCCTGCTGGTGGCCTTCTCTGACTTCTTCGCCTCTCTGGAGGCGCAAAACGTCATCCAGGAGGGCAGCTCCGGCGCTGAGCTGGACGCCGATGCGATCCGCACTTATCTGCTGGGGATCGCAGAAGAGGCCGGAGACACCGAGGAAATTGCTCGCATCAAAGCTCTGACCGACAAAGCCCTCCGCAAGGAGGATACCGGCAGCCACGTATTCCTCTATCTGTACGGCCATGTGCTGGATGCGATGGAGGACTTCCATATCACGCTGGAAGCACAGTAAGGAGGGAGAACGATGTCTGATATTCTGAATGCTGCGGAAGTACGCAGCGGTACCTGGGGTGAGCTCTGGCTGGACGGCGAGCAGGTTGCCGAGTGCTACGGCTGCCAGATCAAGGTCAACAAGACCAAGGATGACGTGACACGCTGCCGCACGCTGGTGGCCGGCAAGAAGAGGACCGCCGTGTCCATCACCGGCACCATTCGCATCTATAACGCAACCAGCCGTCTGATCAAGCTGGAAGCGGAGGCCCTGAAGCAGGGCAAGGATCTGCGCCACACCATCATCAGCAACCTGGATGATCCTGACAATGCTGATAACCAGCGCATTGCCGTCAAGGGTGTTTCCTTCGATGACCTGACGCTGGCTGACTGGCAGGCCGCCCAGCTGGGCCAGATCGAAGCACCCTTCACCGCCGAGGATTATACCGTGATGGATTCCTGAAAAAGCGGCCTCGTCCTCAGAGATGAGGGCGGGGCCGTTCTCAATTATGGAGGTTACACTATGGCAACTGAGATGACAAAGACCGCCGCACAGCCTTCCGTGCTGGATCTGCTGCTGAGCGGCGATATCCCCAACGTGGAAAAGGAACTTCCCACCGCCGCCTACAAGATCGACCGACTGAGCGATCTTGCCGGGCACGATGTGGTGTTCAAGTTGAAGGCGCTGCCTTACGGTAAGGTGCACGACATTGAACGGTTTACCCAGGATACGGAGGTCCATATCCTGTTGGCTGGCTGCGTGGAGCCCAATCTGAAGGACGAGCGGCTGCTGGAGAAGTTCGGCGGCGCCACGCCGGCAGATGCGGTCAAGAAGATGCTGTTGGCCGGTGAGATCACCGATCTTGCCCAGGTCATCGAACGGTTGAGCGGATACCGCCGCCTGACCATCACCGAAGTAAAAAACGTCTGACGGACGGCAGCGACCCGGAATTAGGCTTGCTATACTACCTGTTTTCTGCTCACCATTGGGGCCTCGGAGATCTTCGGGCACTCTGGGAAGGCGGCACAGGTTGGCATGACCTGATCCTGGCGATGTCGTCCTATGAGGCAAATCAGCGCCGGCCACAGCCTGTTGGCAAGAAACAGCACACGGTGCGGTCTACGAAGCGGAAGAAAAAATAAAACCGCTTCCCGAAGGAAGCGGTATAAATTCGGTTTACAGCCAAGAAATCGCCCCTGCCAACATCAGGAGCAACGAGGGACACAGGCAACCCATGCACAACCAGAAGTTCCGATCCAGCTGGCGAGAGGGCCTGACGCCGTCGATATATTCAAATTTATGCTCGGAAAACCAGCGGATACCAAAAACGCACCCGGGGATAAAAAGAAGTAAACCAAACACGAGCATACAATTCACCTCGTTTTCATTATAGCAAAAGCCTCAAAAATGTCAAGAAAGGGGGAGGAAATATGCCTGAGACATCTATTGTTGTCAAGTCTACGGATCGTTATTCGGATGCGATCAAGAAAATGTCCAGCGTGACGAAGTCCTTCAGCAAGGACGTAGACAAGTTGGAGGATACGCTGTATGCGCTGAATAAAAATAAGATCACCATGAAGATGGATCTCAGCAAAGCCAAATCAGAGCTGAAGGCTGCCGAGAAACAGTTCAATCTGACGCACTCGGCTGCAGATGGCCTGAAGCTGGAACTGGCGCAGGCCAACTACGACAACATGGTTCGCAATCTGAAAGCCGTGACCAGCGCGGCTAGGGAGACAGAAAAGGCCATCTCCAAGGCCGAAAACTCTGCAGACAGCGGTGGCGGGGGCACGAGCTTCGGCAAAAGCGTGATCAATGCTCTCGCAGTCAGCGGCATAGGCGACGCCGCCAAGCAGATCCTGTCCCAGGGGGCAAATGCTATTGCAGGAAGTGCCCTCGGCGATGATGGGGGCTCCATGTTTTCCAGCGCGCTGTCTACGGC